TCAGCACATGCGGCTCTTAATACATTGTTGCAGGGCGCTGGCGCTATCACAATGAAACAAGCCATGATACTTTTAGATGGTAAGCTAAAACACATAGACGCTAAGTTCGTGGCTAACGTCCATGATGAATGGCAGATAGAGTGCCATGAGTCTGTAGCAGATCAAGTAGGTAAGCTAGGCGTTGAATCTATCATCGAAGCAGGTAAGTTACTTAACCTTAATTGTCCACTAGACGGAGACTACAATGTCGGAGATAACTGGAGTGAAACACACTAAGAGCAGAACATTACCATTAAAGCGTCTGGTAGATTTAGTACACTCTCGCTCAACAGGCGGTGCGTTTAGGCTTGCTAAAGGTAAGTCACCGCTCGTTGTAATAGAAGTTATTCAACACGAAGGAATTATTTTAATACGATGTGTCTATATACATGGAGGAAGCCAACAACTATTTTCTGGAGACAGGGAAGTCGTTCCTTTAAATAACGGAGTCTTTGAAGATGATGGTTGGTTTGGGCCGGGTGGCTACGAAAAACTTGGAATGATGCCAACATAATTTACTTGGGAGAACTAGAATGAAACTCACTAAGATAACTAAGATTGAACCGGAAAGATTTAAAGTACACCCTGTTAGAAGGTTGTGTCGAACATCAGAAAATAAAACACGCATGACTATTCAAGGTATACGATATCGTGTTGGTAATCCTAATCATCCACATTATAACTTATATAGAAAGTATGGATTCTCTGCTGTGTTTGAAGAAATGGGAATCGTAGAAGAAAGCATATCCCACCTTCAACAAAAAGTAGAAGATTTGTATGGACGATATACAAGTGGCCACATATATATATTATCTAATCCGGCTTGGAAGGGATGGTATAAAGTTGGAATGGCTGTAGAAGCTACAGATAGATTACCCACATTCCAAACTGGTTCTCCTTTTAGAGATTATAAGTTAGAATACTATAAGCATTTTAAAGATCGTAGATCCGCAGAAAAAGAAGCACATATTTTATTGGAGAAAAGTTCAAAGTCTAAGCGCGGTGAGTGGTTCCAAAGCTCTTTACTTAACATAAAACAACAAATAGAAACCCTTAAAGGTGAGACATATGCCCCTATCAACACTAGTACCTGATATCTATAAGCACTTAGAACTTCTTTCAGATGGTACGCCTCTGCCTATCTCCGACAAAGAGATAGATGAAACCACAGAAGCTATAAGAAGTTGTTTGCTTGCGTGGGCCAGGCCCGAAGAAAGGAATAGGGACTTTACTGTTCGTATGTCTAACGTAGGTAAGCCTGATCGTCAATTGTGGTATGAGAAAAGAGATCCTGCTGGGCGTGGATCTATTGACGGAGCTACTCAAATTAAATTTCTTTATGGTCATCTCCTTGAAGAGATAGTTCTTATGCTGGTTCGTATGACAGAGCATAAGGTAACTGATGAGCAGAAAGAAGTGGTAGTTGAAGGCATCACCGGACACATGGACTGCAAGATAGATGGTGAGGTAGTTGATGTTAAGACTGCTTCACGCTTTGCGTTCAACAAATTCAGGGATGGGCGCTTAGCCGAAGATGATCCTTTTGGATATCTAGGGCAGCTTGCAGCTTATGAAGCCGCCGAAGGTACAGAGAACGGAGGCTTCTTAGTTATGAATAAAGAGAGCGGCGAACTCTGCATGTATGTTCCTGATGATCTTGATAAGCCTAACATTAAGAACAAGATAACTAATCTGTTATCCGCTCTAGATCTTGAGACTCAGCCTGACTTCTGTTACCCTCAAGTTCCTGATGGTAAGAAAGGCAACATGAAGATAGCTAAAGGTTGTAACTGGTGTAACTATAAGCAGGACTGCTACAAAGATTCTAATGACGGTCAAGGTCTAAGAGCTTTTAAGTATGCTAATGGCATGTCCTATCTTACAGAAGTTGTAGTCGCACCTAAAGTCGAGGAGTATTTATGAGAGCAGTTAAAGCTAAGCGTATCAAGAGACACGCTAAGACTTTGTTAGTTAGCTGGCTTCATTCTCTCTTAGATAAAGAAGAAGCAGATAAAATTAACGTCAGTAATTATCTGTCTCACATGCCCGAACAGACCCATGTGTTTCTTAACGGGAAACTGAGGCTGAACGCTTATCATCCTAAATGGATAGCTAAAAAGATCAAACAATTATTAAAGATTGATCCAGAATTAGAAATAGAAAGCATAGACTTGGAGCTAATTAAATGGCAAGCGAACCGATTTCAGGGGTGAGTATAGAGAACATGATAATTGCTGTTGGCAGTTTCTTGCATAACTCTGATAAGACAGTGTGTGATATTGAGACAATCTTCTTAGAAGACTTGCGACTCTTAGTAGACGCGGAGCTTGAAAGAAGAGAGGCGTTAATACATTGAAGCCTATTAGAAAAGGATACAGAAAGAAAAGAGTCCCGCGCCCTAAAGAAAAGAACCCTATTAAAGGTTATGATTCTAACTGGGAGTATGAACTACATACTGGTATCCTAGACAACTGGACTTTCCATACAGAGAAAGTTCCTTACATCGTTGAGCATAAGTACGAGCCAGACTTTATTAAAGAGATAGAAGGTAAGAAGATATTGCTTGAGGCTAAAGGACGCTTCTGGGACTACGCGGAGTTTAGCAAGTACATCTGGGTAGCTAAAGTTCTTCCTGCTGACACAGAGTTGGTATTTCTTTTTGCTAACCCTAGCGCCCCTATGCCTCAAGCCAAGCGTAGAAAAGACGGAACCAAAAGAAGCCACGGTGAGTGGGCTAGTGCCAATAACTTTAGGTGGTATAGCGAAGAGAGTATCCCTGACTCCTGGATTAATGCTGGAAAGAGAGAAACATTTTGACTGATTCTACTCATAAAGATGAAAGGCGTGACCGCTTTGAAAGGAAAAAGAAATTTAAAAAGATTAAGTCATCTTCTGAATTAAAAGTGACTAGACAAAAAGCCTATAAACGCGGAGATAAAAATGACCAACAAGAAGATAAATGATATAACAACAGATGAGTGGGACAGGCAGATACCTCTTCTGGGAATGTTGTATGCAGGACAGAAGCTTAAAAAAACTACCATACTGCCAAGCGATTCAAAAGAACGTAAAGCTATCCCTGTGTATACAGGGTTTATAAACTATTTCCCTAGAGCAATTGCCGCAGTAGCTAAAGTTAGTTTAAGCGGCGGTGTCCAACACGGTCAGACAGTAGATACCTTGCATTGGAATCGTGCTTTGTCGGGCGATGAGCTAGACGCAATGATGCGACATGTTCTTGATAAAGATTGGGAGCAAGTCGCGTGGAGAGCTATGGCAAACCTAGAGAAACAACTTGAAAAGGAACACAACTAATGGATCAGTACCAACAGTTTATACACAAGAGCCGTTATGCCCGTTGGCTTCCGACAGAGAAGCGGCGAGAAACATGGGAAGAAACAGTACAAAGGTATGTAGACTTCTGGCTTAACCGGAAACAGATAGACGATAAGACAGCCAAGCTCTTGTACAAACACATACATAACTTAGACGTTATGCCTTCTATGCGTTGCATGATGACAGCAGGAGAGGCGCTAGACAAAGATAACGTAGCTGGGTTTAACTGTAGCTACTTACACATCGACTCTCCGCGCAGCTTTGATGAGCTAATGTACGTGTTAATGTGCGGGACAGGCGTAGGCTTTAGCGTAGAGCGTAATTTTATTAATAAACTTCCTATAGTTGCCGAGACTTTCCATAAGACTGATAGCACCATAGTGGTTAGTGACAGTAAGATAGGCTGGGCTTCTGCGTTCAGAGAGCTTATCGCTATGTTGTATGCTGGTAAGATCCCAAATTGGGATATAAGTAAAGTAAGACCTGCTGGTGCCAGGCTCAAAGTTTTTGGCGGCAGGGCTTCTGGCCCAGATCCTTTGGTAGAGTTGTTTAATTTCTGCATAGGTATCTTCCAGAAATCAGCAGGGCGTAAGTTAACCTCACTTGAGTGCCACGATGTTTGCTGTAAGATTGCAGACATCGTAGTAGTAGGAGGCGTAAGACGTTCAGCATTGATTAGTCTCTCTAATCTGTCCGATCAACGCATGGCTAGAGCTAAGAATGGTAACTGGTGGGACACAGAAGGACAGAGGAGGTTAGCTAACAACAGTGTAGCGTACACTGAGAAGCCAGACTTTGAAGCCTTCTTAACTGAGATGAGTACAATGTACGAGTCTAAAGCAGGAGAGCGTGGGATCTTTAGCCGAGTAGCTGCTAAGAATATTGCAGGAAGAAATGGTCGGCGTGACCCTAACCATGAGTTTGGAACTAATCCCTGCTCTGAGATCATCTTGCGCTCTAATCAGTTTTGTAATCTATCAGAGATTGTTGTTAGGTCTGGTGATAGCTTAGCTACTTTAAATCAGAAAGCAGAAATAGCGGCTATCATCGGAACGCTTCAAGCAACACTGACAGACTTTAGATACCTGCGAAACCTCTGGAAACGTAACACTGAAGAAGAAGCATTGTTAGGCGTGAGCATGACAGGCATCATGGATCATAAAATTCTCAGCGGCTCAGAACCTAAAGAGCTAGAGAAATGGCTGGAGAGTATAAAAAATGTGGCTATCAAAACAAATAAGTCGTGGGCTTCTAAGCTTGGAATTAATCAGTCTGCTGCTATTACATGCGTTAAACCAAGCGGTACTGTGTCTCAGCTTGTTGATTCTGCTTCTGGGATTCACCCTCGTTTTTCTGAGTATTACATTAGAAGAGTACGTTCAGACAAGAAAGATCCACTTGCAATCTTCATGTCCGAAGTGGGGTTCCCTGTTGAACAAGACTTTATGAGCGAAGCTTCTTTGGTGTTTAGCTTCCCAGTGAAGGCTCCAAAGAATGCAGTTACTGTTTCAGATGTAGGAGCTATGCAACAGCTAGAGCTTTGGAAGACTTACCAGAACCACTGGTGTGAACATAAACCAAGCATTACAGTCTACTATACGGACGATGAGTTTCTTCAAGTAGCTCAGTGGATCTGGAACAACTTTGATTTGTGCAGTGGTATTAGTCTTCTGCCTTTTAGTGATCATCTATACCAACAAGCCCCTTATGAAAGTATAGATTCTTCTAAGTATAAGGAGCTTCTTGCTGCTATGCCTAAGAACATAGAGTGGACTGATCTTATTAACTACGAACAAGAAGACAATACTACAGGCTCACAAGAGCTGGCCTGTGTTGGAGGTGCTTGCGAAATAGTGTAGGTGTATTACAACCTGTGTAATAGAGGAATCTTTATTACACAGGAATTTTTAAAAGGAGTAGATATGACAACGAAAACAACAGAAGCTAACCTCTTAGGGTTTAAAATACTTATAGATCGTAAAGGTCGTTTGTTTACAGAAATCTCTGGTGTCCCAGAAAAAGATCTTCCCCAGGCTTTTTCAGGAGATGACCTGCGTTTAATGAGACAAATACAACGCCTCCTTAGACCTAAGATACAAGAGATACATAAGTTTTTAGAAAATGAAATCAGTGCGCTTAACCATCCGGCTTAGTTTTATGTTGCTACCATTTTTCGCGGTTAGCCCAGTAAGCTGCCGACATCTTTCCTTTGGCTATGTTCTTTCCATGACGGGCTTTAAAGCTCTTACGCTTAGCCTTCATCTTATCAGACTCTCCTGCCTTTGGCTTACCTGCCGTTGAAGCTCCTTGTTCTCCAAAACGAATTAGTTTTAGAGTGTGTCCGTCTTGCGCTAGAACCATGTGAGATTTCTTAGCGTGTTTCGGAGTTCGTTTAGGTTTGTTAACACCAGCTAACCCGTGCTTCTTTATTAGGTTAGCCTTCCTTGTTTCGTGAGCCATGCTTAACTCCTGTGCGTTTTTTAGTTTTTCTTAACTTTCTTTTTTGCTGTAGCAGACAAGTCTTTTAAATGAAACAACTTCACACTGGTCTTGCCATGAGTCTTTCCGCTATGCAAAGAACCATTAGGCATCTTGTGTGAGTTACCTGTAAACAAAGTCCCGTCCTTTTTGTAATGCTTAACACCTTTCATTATTACCTCCCTCCTTACGTGCTGCCCGTTGAACTGCCTGCCTTAGTCATCATATAGCTTAGCAAAGCTGAGCCAAGGGCATCTACCAATCTGTGTGTTTCTTCGTTCTCGTGATCATAAATCCCCACAACATAAAACATTACGTGACTTAGTTCGTGTAGATATACTTGGCCCATTAGCCGAGGACTGTCGTTTTCCTCCAGCAGTATAGTCGCTGAGTCAAAGTCTGTTAGCCCGTGAGCTGGTTGTCCGTCTGAGTCAAAAAGTTTTCCGGGGTCTACAACTTTTATATCCCAGATACGCCCGCCCGCCTCAAATTGTTCTGGGATAATAAACATTTTATTCTGGGAACGCACCCATCATTTTTCGCGGCTCACCTTCTTAATCTTTTCTACGCTACGCATAGCACCTAAACCTAACATGCCCATAAGCACTGGCATCATAGTGGTTGTGTCAATAAGCGGAATAGTTATAGGAGACTCAAACAAAGCTAACACAAAGTTAGTCATAGGGATAACAATAAAGTTTGATGCCATGCCTAGAACACAGACCCATCCTACTGCTGGTCGCCACCCAGCAACAAACAAAGAGGATGATGCGGCTTCTGTTTTATTTACTGCTAACTGACCTTTCGCTAACTCTTGAGCATAGCTCTCAGACATCGTAGCTATCTTATGTGCTAGTTCGTTCTTCTGATCTTTGTCTGCTATAAACTTATCTAAAAGTCCAAGCACTGGGCCAATCAGTGTCTGTAGTGCCAGCATTATTTATTGTTTCCTTTTGTAAGGTCTTCTTTCTTTTCAGGTTCTTGTGTTTCTTCTGCTTCCGTTTCTTCAGGAAGACAGTTACCGTCCCAGTTTAAGTCTTGTTGGGCTGCTAAAGTTTTAAGGTATTCTCGGCTAGTAGGCACCTCAGTAGTTCCAGACAACAGGCGTTGTTTGTCGATCGTCTATGTGTACAAAAGTCTTAGCAACTCCAACGCCTTTGAAGCCCATCAATAAAGCTTCTTTAATAATAGTATATCGTTGAGAGCCTTTAGAGACTTTGATGTCAGCCGCTATACCTTGGGCGTGTGTTCCTGGCCCCTTAGATTTAGAGCTTTCAATCGAATGGTCGGGGCTTCTGTAGCCGCTAGTAATGATAAACGGAAAGCCACACGCTTCTCTAAGCTCGTCTAGCTTGTGTATGAAGTTAACATCCATGAGGTTGTCGCCTGTTTCTTGGCAGTCGAAGTCTGATAGTTTAAAGTATTTGAAGTCATACATTAGTTCCTAGCCCTTCTGAGTGTGTTAAGTACCTTGCCGCCTTCATTCATCTTTAAAACTCTCAGCGGATCGTCCGTATCCATGTACGCCGCGCCAGCACCTTCGTTGTATGGAATGCCTGTGAGCTTGTTGATGCGTTCATCAGGCTCTGAAGGAGCGTTAGGGATTAACTCAGAGACTTCGCCGCCTGTGGATTTTTGGAGTCTTGGTTCTTCTTGGTCAGTATTTACCCACTCTTCAGGATTAAAAGCTGTGCTATCATGTAGAGGAAGCCCCATCATTCTACTGTATAGCTCGGCTTGTCTAGTCTCTACTTCAGATATGTTAGATTCAAATTTATTATAGTCTTCAAGTTTAAGGTTAATCCTTGCTTTTCTATTGTAGCTATCTTCTGATAGATTTAACGAAAGTTTCTGCGGTGTAAAAACCCCAGCTAACAAACGCTCAATTGTTTCTCCTGAAAAGTACTTTAAACTTTTTAACATTCTTCTTGCGTCTTCGTCACCTAACCGTTTTGTAACTGCATTAACTATAAGAAATAAATCTTGTTGATGTTGAAACTCAATAGCATTAACAGCCAGATAATTTTCTTCTACTTCGTCAGATTGTGAATTAATATCAAAACGCGCAAGTTTATTTTGTTTTAAAAGCGTTTTAATCTCTCTCATTTTAGTGGTTCCACGGCCTATGACTGCCTCATTACTTTGAGAGGTAAAATTAAAACCCAATTGATATGCCATAGCGGCATACTTGCTTGGGTATGTACCATCAAGGTTTGGAGTTTCAGAAAAAGCGTCTATTCCTTTTTGAACTACTGGTACTGAGCCAGGAAGAACTTCTTTCTTAAACTGAACACCTACTGCTTCCCAATCTACTTTGCCATCAACAATTATTTGATCTCCTTCAAGGTTTTTTCCGTCTTCGTTAAGAAGAGCAGTAGTTAAAGACAGTATTACACCTGATGACATAGGTTGAGACAGATAAGGATTTAGTAGTTCTGCAAGAGCTGTTTCCGATACATTAATTAAAAGATCGTCAAGCTCTTTTCCTTGTAAATTACCTTTAACTATTTCGTGATAACCAGCACTAAAGGGGCCAACGATAGTATCGTAAGTGTTTAAACTTTTAAAATCTGATGACCAAAGTTCTCCTTCTGAGTCTCTAAAAAATACCATATCAGCGCCGTCACTGTATGAAGAAGTTAATGTTTTTCGGTCATTGACTTCTTCTCGTGATAGTCCCAGATAAGCGGCAGAGCCTGCGGCCGTTATTTTAGTTAACGCAGGCGTAAACGCAGCGCCTGTAAATCTTTCTAGTCCTCGCTGTCTTACAATTTTATTTTTAGAAGATATTTCTCTAAACGCTTGTTTAAAAGTGAGGCCATAACTCCGTATTACTGAAGTTGGGAAAGCAACATAGTCGCCAAAAGGAAGTTGGCGCATAGCTTTAATAGCAGGAGGCAGCAAGTCATAGTTAGGCATATTATTTCTTACTGTTAGTGCGGCTTCTTTTTTTAACATGTTTACGTCTGCGTTCGGCCAGGCTCTTTTTAAGTATGCAAGCTCTTTATAAAATACACCGGCTTTCCAAAGATCATCACCGGCCTGATACACTTCAATTGGTTTTAAAATAGCACTCTTAATTCCTTTGCCTACTTTAGAATTTATTGCGCCAGTTGTTGTTTTATAAACTTTTTCATTGGGGGTCAACACAAAACGAACTAGTTTAGGTAGAGCTGCGTCAGCGCCTCCTTCTAACATTGCTGTAGATTGGCTTATAAGAACAGAAGTGTTTATAACTCCTAGTCCTAGTAACTCATCATAGTCGGCAGCCGCCATTCTAGCTTCTAAAGATCTGCTTCCTTTAGTAAACACTTCTCTTATTAGCATCTCAGAAACATCTTTATTAACGTGACCCAAAACATGCCCGTTAAACATCCCCATTTGATAGCCGCCGTATGTGTTTCTTAGTTGTGTTCTGTGACTATAAGCAGTTTGTTGTAGTTTCGTATAACCTTTATAAGCTATAAATGACCTATATATATTTGCAACGGCGTTGTCGTTTTCTAATTTAAGATACTTATCTTCTTGTCTGTAAATAAATTGTGCGAATTCGGGTGTTGTAAATTTGTTGTCAAGCGTAGAGTTTGTCCCTTTTATTTGAACAGTATATATATCTGCTCCATATGCATCTCCAGCTCTTTTAGCTCTAAGAGCATTAACCTTTAAAGAATCGCCGTGATTTCCAAAAATATATTTGTTCCTTCCTTCACGGCTTATTGTGTTATATAATTGTTGCTGATGCAGCATTCGTGATGCGCGAGAAATAGAAAGAATTAAATTCTCGGCAGGGTTTTTAATTTCGCCTAGAAACGCTCTCATTTCAGGACTGAGCGTTTGATTTTTCTCGTATATCCTACTAACTGATCTAGCTTGTCCTGTGTGAGTAAATAGATCGTCAGAAAAACTTTCTCGTAGGTTTTTAACTTCTATTTCAGCGAACTCTTTTGAGTCTTGTGCAAGTTCTCTTAACTGTTGAGCGTTAAGTTCTATTCCTTTTTCTTTATTTTTTATTATTGCTTCGTCAAAGTTTGCTCTAGATTTTAAATTTATAAGATCTTGTGTAACTATATCAGTAGGCCGATATCCATTATTTTCAAAAGCTTCAAAAGATCTTCTAAGATATGCGCCATAGTGGCTTTCTATAGATTCTTTTGCTTTTGCTGAAAAACCCGGCGTGTTTGCTATTTGAACAGACAGGTTATCCATTAATGTACGAGCATCAATAAGCTCTTCGGCTAACTCTACAGGAATGTCTTCTTTCCTTGCAAGCTCAGCCGCTCTTTTGTCTGGGTCGCCTTTAATAATAACAGCAATGCCTTTTTCCTCATCGGAGCCACTAGTGCGTACATATGTTTTTGAAGATGGACGCGCTGTTCTAATATCTTGAGTCAATATACGTTGGGCTGTTTCAACAACTTTAGGGTCTGCCTCATATAAAAGAGAAAGTACAGAATCTAGTCTGGCAGCAACATCTTGCCCTTGTTTAATAAGTTGTCTGTTAGCATACTCTGCGCTTAACATAGCATCATGTATAGCAGGAGGCGCGTAGCCGTTACGCAAAAACGTTTGCTGTCCAAATGACCTAAGCCAGCCTAAAGCTTTTCCGCTTATAGTCTTTCCGTCTTTCGCTTGTGCTTGTATTTGTTTTGTACCATCATCTAGCTCACCTGCTTTTGCTTTTACTGGCTTGTTAACATCTATCATTTTTGCAAGCTCAGAAGCCAGCTCTTTGTCTGTCATGTTGCTCGGGTCTTTACCTAACAATACCTCACTAACTTTGTTTGTCATTTTAGAAACAGGAATCATAGTTATTAATTTTAACGCAGCCGTTAGACCTGCGTTCTCAACAAACATAAGTGCGCGTTTCTCAGTTTGTGTCGAGTCCTCATCAATAGTAAGCATGTCAAGTATTTCTTGCGCTACCCCCCGCTCCTCATTTTCTACGTCTTTAGGATCAGCAACAAAGAAAGGACTATTCCCTTCTGCTCTCTGCATCATTGCATGATCTATTGCTTTTTCAACAATGCTTGCTGGAACATCTTCTCCGTCAGGTAACGTCCTTAGTATTTCAATTTCGTCTTGAGTAAGTGTCGGAACCATTGTAGGCATTTCTATTTCGTCGCCGTCTATTTCAACACCTATAGAGTATTCGGTCATGGTTAAACCATCATCCCGTTGGATGGGGCCAAGCCACCCTGTTTTAGATTTTGTGCTTCCGTCTTGACGTAACATGTCTACAGAAACATCTTCTGAGCCTACTAACTCTGTAACTAAGCCGGACAAACTAACGTCATAGTTTCCTAAAACTTGTGAGACTATTTCAAAACCTATAAAATTATCTAAAAGAGAGCCAGGAGTTTTTCCGGTTTTTATAAACCTAGTCGCGCTCATTGCTCCTCCTATAAGAGAAGCTAGTTCAACACCTAGCCCCGCGCCGGTTTGTGCAGGAAGAATTCTTCCATATTCATCAGTTACGTTTTCTCTTTTAAAATCTATAGGATACTTAACAAACTTGTTAATAAGCTCTTCAGTTTTTTTATTAGCTAGTTCTCTTTTTTGCGGCGTTGTTAAAGCTGATTCTTGAAAACCTATATCTCTGCTAAACCCCCTTATTTCTTCAAGAAAAAACTCTGTTGCGTTTCTTACGTGTCGCATACCTAATCTTTTTAAATCTGTTTTAAAATCTTGTACATTTTTAACAGTAATAGGTTTTTTATTTAACTCGCGTCGCGCTTGCCAATTTTCATAACTTAATGGCTCTTCAGGCTTTGTTTCTTCTTTATCAGGCAGCGCCTCATCAAGAACGCTTTCTACTTGTTCTTGTAAAGATAAGTTCTTTACCTCCGGCTCATCTTCTTCAAGAACTGGGTCTGCATCTTGAGAGTCCACATTTACTTGCGTTCCTCGAGGGTTACTATGCGGAAGACTAAACTCTTCTTCTTCATTGTAATTTGGCGCAACAAAAACTTCTTCTTCTTTAGAGTTGTTATGCGGTAAAATAAACTCACTCATGTTCCACTCTTTTTTATCTGTTCTGTTTTGATAAAGGCTGTTACGTCTTGTTCTTTACCAGACGGGTCTTTAAGATAATATGTAATGTTTCCATCTTTATCTTCTCTGGTTTGAATAGCTAAACGCTGCCGCGTCACTTCGTTATACATATAACTTACGGTTCCTTCAGAATTTGCTTCATATTCTAGATTTTTATCTACGGCCCAAGACACATCCGATAAAGGATCGGCAATTTCAGAAAGTCCTGTGCCACCTGTCATGTCATCCAACATAACACGCAGATCAACGAACCGCTTGTTTATAGCGGCAAAGTTGGTTACAGCCGCTATATAAGAACGGTTTGTTTCATCAAGCACACCATCCACTGTAGCGTTGTTTTTTTGTGCTGTTAAACGAGATGTTGCTAACACTAATTCCGCGTTCAATGAAATTACTTTTTTATCGTATGTCTTAATGTGTGCCGCTACGTCTTCTGGGCTTATTCTTTTAGAAACATTTTGTAGGTTTGTAAAATCTAGTGCGGCTAGTCTTGTAAACATAAGAGATATAAATTCTTGATCCATTACTTTTTTTCCAGAAGCTTGAAAATCCGAAGATAACATAGTATTAAAATCTGCAAATCCATCGTTGTTAAGCATTCCCTTAGCCGTTTCTATTAAAGTTTCGTGAACTCCTGTTAGCTGAACTAGTAGTTCAGGAGTCAATTCTTCATCTATATCCATTACTTTTACTAGTTTTGGCTTAATACTAGTGTTGCCGTTTAACTGTGTAGTTTCTGCTACAGTTTCTCGATAAATAGCGTTGTCTTTATATTCAAAGTTAGTTCCACTAGCAAGAAACTTTACTGTCTCTCCTCTTTCTAGACCTGCTATAACAACCGGATCGTTTAAATATATTTCAGCATTAGGAATTAATTTTCTAGCATTGATTGCGCTTACGTTTCCTGCTAAGACATTATTTTTAACGGCCTCGGCTTGAAGAGCTACGACACTTCTAGCTGCTACAACTTGTTCAAGCGCAGCCATTTCAGTATTAAATCTATCTCCACTAACTGCGTTACCTGTAATTTTGTTATATACGCTCTGTGTCCAACCACGCGGCCTGGCTTCTTTTACAAACTCAAGTAACGGCGTGTTGGTTTTTCCCCTGTTATAACTCGTTCTTAGTTTTATAGCTTTCTTATAATAAGCAGTTCTTTCTCTAGCCAGTTTTTGCAGTTCTGGATCTTGCATAAAGTAACTGGTTGCAACACGACTTTCTCCGTCTTTTACGAGATAAGGCATAGTTAAGTTTTGTTGAACCGTAGATGCGTCAGCCATTTCTTTAAGAACAACTTCATATATTCCTGTTTTAGCTGTTTTTGCGCTGTTTTCATAACCATAGGCTTCTTCAAAAATATCTGCACCTTTGTTTAGTAAAGTATTAGTGTCCCTATATTCACTTTTAGCAAGATAATCTTTTGTTTTTGCTTCCATGTTATTGTTAACTAAACCAAATAATCCTTCACCAGCCCATACAGCAGCAGTCCCTATCAACTCTCTTCTTTCTTCTTTCCTATCTTCTTTTCTTTGGTCGCTAACTTGCTGGTCTTTTCGCGCTCTTACGTCAGCAAGTAAACTTTCTCCAAATTCTCTAATAGCCATTGCTTTAAACTCCTGCTGTTTCTGGACGGGCCATCAGACTCTGAGGCTCTTCTTGTTCTGGTGGTACTGCTTCTTGTCCTTGTTCTTGTTGCGGAGGCAGCTCTACGGGCGGTAACGACTCTAAAGACTCTTGCATCTCAGCCGTAAGAACGCCTTCTGGGATGTTTCCGCTCTCGCCTCTTTTAATAATAGCTCGTATTCTATCTTCGGCTACTTGTGTTCCTAGCATTTCTTCTTCTTCGTCTTCGTCATCTAACTCGCCATCGTAAATAACCATCGGTATTTCAGCACGTTCAGCAAGAGCCATAAGCATGTAGGCCGTAGGCTCAATGAGCATTAACATTAGATCAGGATTCCAAGATCCTTTTTGAAACTCAGTAAACAGAATAACCTGCGTTATTGTCATCAAAGGTACGCCGTCTGCAACAGATGCCATTAGGTTCATATACTTACGAGGCTCAATAAAAGACTCCCAAAGATAACCTGAAGCTGCATGTACAGAAGTAAACGCAGGTGCTTTTTCAAAGGGCGCGGGGTTTTCAGGATCGTTTGTTAGCGACTGACCTGGAATAGGCCGACCAGCAGTCATTTTTAAAGCTTCAAATTCTTCTTCTGTTGTTGCCATGTTTTAAAGTCCTTTATGCTTGTGCTGTTCGGTTCATGTATTGATCATACTGAAAAGCTGTGTAGCCGTACGGGCTTGGAGCAGAAAGTACGTTCTGTTCAAAAGCTCTTGCGTTCATAGTTTCAGGAGCTTGATATGAACCAGCACCACCACCAGTATCAAAAGTAGGAACGAAGGCGCGCGAATTAGTGACGGATAGGTCAGGCACGTCGGGTGTAAGCCCTATCGCTTCTTTTGCTTTGTATTGTATGCCTTGTTTTATAGATTTTTCAAAGCCTCCAAACATCAATTCTCTTGCTTTACCGATTGGATCGTCTAAGTATTCCCCTGCTTCAGTTCTAGCTCTTTCAAAGCCGCTAGAAAGCCCTTCTTGAACTCTGTCTGTAGCTTGGCCTAAAAGACTTTGTGGTTTTCTTACATAATCAGCCGTTGACTCTACAACTGGCACACCACCTTCAGGTGAAGGTTTAAGAGGAAATGGGCTTTCTGCGGTTACAGCATTTATTTGAGAAGTTGTTGGTTCTCCTGTGCTTGCTGTCAGGAAAGGATCATTAGCATCAAAAGGTTTAAACTGTGTTATAGGTTTCTCCATGCCTACAGGTGTAAACGTACTGTCTGTAGAAATACCTCCTACACCATCTCCACTAAACTTAGCAGCATCAAAATCTTTAACAGGATTAGAAAAATCTTCAATTCCTTCGCCAACATTCATAGTGTTTCCACGCCTACCAAATGTTTTTTCTTGTAGTTTAAACGCGGGGTCTTGTCTAAGACTCATGTTATTCGGAAGACCTTCTGTGTTTAAAGAACTTTGCGGAAGCTTAGCTAAAGAATCTACTGTGGCTTGAAATTGACTTGCCGCTTGTTTTGTTGCAATAGTCGGGGACTTTGCTAACACGTTTGCAAACTTAGAAGTGCTTCCAAAACTTCGTCCAAAGGCCGAATTGCCTCCACTAAAAAACTTACCGCTTAAAGTTTCTCCAGCGGCTGTAGTAAAGGAAGAACCAAAAATATTATTACTTGCGGTCTTTGCAAAGTTTCCAAGGGTTTCTGTAACGCCTTGAGTTATGTTGCTGAATACTCTTCCCGGCGTACCTACAACTTTACCCGTGAACTGCATTAGTTTTCCTACGCCTTGAGCAAAGTTACCGCCAGCCATAAGACCAGTAGCTTTTGAGCTTCCAATAGCAAGAGTCTTAGCGGCTATTGCTTGGGCGCTTGCTCCTTTAACTGAACCGGCTGCAACTGTTTTAGCTACATCAGCAGCGGCGTTTGCTCCTATTGATGTAGCAGCAGTAGTAGTTGCTCCAGTAGCAGCAGCACCAGTAGCAGCAGCTTGTCCAGCAGCGGCGGCAGCAGCTTGTCCAGCCGTCTGTCCGGCTATACCGCTCCAGGCGCTTGCAAGCATGTTCCCTACCCCCGGAAGTATAAACATCATAGCTACTTGTCCTAGTACGCCAATCTTGTTCATGAACTTGCCAAATCTTTCAAAGGCGCTTTTAATACCTCTGCCGATTGATTTAAAAGCACTCTTAATGCCTTTACCTATTCTTGAAAAAAAGCCCATT